GTGTTCATATCCGCCGAGCAAGGGAGAAAAAATGAAACACAAAACACTTACGGTTATTTCTTTATCTTTAGCCGCCTTGCTGCTGCAGCCGGCGATCGGATCCAAAGCCGAAGAAGTCCCGCCATCTACAACTATTAACGTATCAACCAACGTTGCCGTGCAAAACAAAGTGCACATAATGACAACAAACAGCATGCATCCAGAACTTGCTGCTCAACTGAAAACCCGCAAAGCTGGGTCAGTCAGATTCTGGGAAGCAGTTTCATGGTGTGAAACTAACCACAAATGGAATGACGGTGGTTACTTTTCTGGTGGACTAGGAATGGCCCAATCAGTTTGGGAAGGATACGGCGGTCGTCAGTTTGCTTCTCGCCCATCCAAAGCAACCAAGGAAGAACAAATCATTGTTGCTAACCGCATGGCTTTCTTTGGTTTTCAAACCAAGAACATATTCAGAACCCTTGATGACAAACTGAACAATAAGCCTTTCTTTCGTCCTGCTATCGGATGGCGTAGTTCAAGTAACTGGGGCAAGCAATGTGCGAACTGGAAAACACGCAAACCAGCACGAGATAGATACACAGAGGCAGGAATGGCTGAGTGGCTCAAGACCCGACCAGGATACAAGGCTACTTCGGGCAAGGTTTCCTCTCAAAGCGTTAGTAGCACACAAGTAAAAAGTTGCCCTCAATGGGAAGCGAAACTAAAAGCGCAGGGGCTTGTACCCGTAAAGAAGTTCTCTTACATTATGTGGAGAGAAAGTCGTTGCCTAGAAAAGATTGTTTCTAAACCGAACTCTAACGGAACTAGAGATTACGGATTACTACAGATTAACTCGTCGTGGAGAACAGTGACTAGGAAAGTGTGCGGAGGAACAAACATAAATGTTCTTCTCAACTCCAAGTGCAACCTCAAGGTAGCCAAGTATCTTTTTGATAACGGCGGGATGAATCATTGGTCTGCTACTTCAGGTAATTCCTGACCTCAGACGCTATTCGTTCTGATAAAGTTATCCGTAATTAGTTAAACTTAACGGAAGATCAAACATGGCTCACGAGTTAGAAATTAACGCAGACGGAACAGCAAGGTTCGCATATGCGGATCGTGAGATTCCTTGGCACCGTTTGGGCACACCTATGAAGGGTTTACAAACTCTTGATGCGATGCTTGAAGCAGCTCAAGCGAACTATTCTGTAAACCTTACAAAGATTGCTGTCATCAATGATGACGGAACACTTCTTCTTGACGCCAAGGGCAACCCAATCATTATTGAAGATAGTCGTGCAACGATACGAGACAACAAAGATGGAACCTATCGGTCGCTGGCTACTGTTGGAACTAGATACGAAGTGCGTCAAAACGAAGAAGTTATGGAACGCGCACTTGCTGTTATTGGTGCGTCAAGAGGTGAAGCAATCCTTGACACTTGCGGAGTATTGAAAGATGGAGCGAGGTTCTTTGCGACAATAGACCTCGGGTCTTTAGTTATTGACCCAATGGGTGTTGCCGACAAGATTGGAAGATACTTAGTCATCTCTACCGGTCATGATGGTGTGTGGCCTATTCGTTATGCGAACACGGATATTCGTGCAGTATGTAATAACACCGTTATCTTGGGTTTACAGAAAGCGGAGAGGGTATTCACTGCTCGTCACACCCGTAATGTTGACGCATCTCTAGAGGATGCACGCACGGCATTGAATGTTTCTATTGATTGGGCTACTGGGTTTAAAGCAGAAGCCGAGCGTATGTTGACCATTCCTGTTCCTTTGTCATCCAAGTCTCTTGACAGAGTTATTGATGCAGCTTTCCCACCAATGAAAAACGAAACAGATAGACAGCGACGCAACCGTCAAGACATTAACGGTGTTATCAGGAGTCTCTATGTAGGCAAAAGAAACGCCGGAGAGTACGGCTTCAATGGGTGGAGCGCTTACAACGCTGTAGGAGAATACCTAGACCATCACCGAGATAACGATAAAGCATCAATGGCAATCGCATCAATGGATGACACCTCGTGGGTTACAAGAAAGAAACTTGCTACACAAAAAGCAGTTTTATCACTCCTGTAGAGGTGTATCATTTAGTCACGGAGGATATGTATGCGTGACGATGATGATGATTTTTACGAAGAAGACGAGTACTACGTAGTAGGGCCGTTAGACCTTCCACTTATTGATCCAATTAATGCTAAAACCATTAGTCAATTCTTTATTGAGAGCGATAGAGAAGAACGAAAGATGATGTATGCCGTCAAGAACTTTGTTGACGACATGGATGACAGATACGCAGACAATGCACTCAATGGAATAATCAATTACATCCAACACAAAAAAGGTTGGGCGACTGAACTCATATTTGAGAGAGCAGAAGTTGACGAAGTATTGTTTAAGAGATATGACATATACGACGAATATGCATGGGAGAAGATTTTAGATAGCCATGCAATGTATTTGTTCAGAGAACGTATTTTTAAATTGAGTCGTATTTATCTAGATAATGCTGTTCATGAGGTGCTGGCGATGGAACAATCACGCACGTTTCCAAAGGGTGACCTTCAAGACTGACATGCTCAACGCTGTTGGGATCATAAAACGCCCCACACGCATCGCACTTTACTAAGTCTTTACGGTGAGCCATCCTAGTTACCCGTAGTCAATACAAGTTTGGCGGTCATAGAGCCATCATCGTTGACTTCAGTGACCTCAATACCTAGCGCTTGAATCACAGTATCGGCCAAGGCTCTGAAGTCGTCTAGTACCTCACCCTCACCATCGCCCTTTTCGTCATCTGTCAATAAACCCAGGAACTCGTTGACTAGATGCTTATGGACTGCAAGTCGTGCCTCATATGTATTCATATTTACCATGTTGACATTTGTATCACATGACGCTATTATCTATCAGGAACACACCCGTGTTCAATACCGAGGAGAAACCTTAAATATGTCAGCATCACCCGTAACACTCGTGGGAAACCTCACTAGTGATCCCGAATTGAAGTACCTGCCTAACGGACAAGGAAAACTTGAATTTGGCATCGCAGTCAATCATTATTGGACAGACACCAATGACGAAAAGCAAGAACGCACCAGTTTCTTCAACATCATTGTTTGGCGTCAAGCAGCAGAAGATGCAGCAGCAATCCTTGAAAAAGGTCTTCGCGTCATTGTTAATGGCCGCCTTGAGCAGAACTCCTGGGAAGACAAAGATTCTGGAGAGAAGAAGTCCCGTATTCAGCTCGTAGCAGACAACGTTGGTGTTGTTGTTTCCGGAATTGAAAGCATTGAGCGCAAGCAGCGTTCGGCCGATGGAGCAAAGTCCGCATCTGGACAGAAGCCACAACCGAAGAAGCCACAGCCGAAGAAGGTAACGCAAGAGATCACAGAAGAAGATGAACCCTTCTAAATAATTCTAGGGGGCTTTGCTGCCACCAAGAAATAGAAAAACCCCCTGACAGTCTGGCGATTGTCGGGGGGTTTTCCTTTTGTGTTTAATCAAGGGAGCCAATAGGGGGGCATTTGCTCAACCTTGCCTAAATCACACCTTGTCTGCTAGTTCAGAATAATCTTCTTTATCTAGTAGATGAATAATGCTTTTAGGATTGTTGAGCGCATCTTCAATAATGTCCGTTGCGCGGGTGGCTTCATAAATCATGAAACTATCTTCATACATCTCGTCTTTGCCTAAAACATTGACCGAGCATCCATCAATCGCCCACTCTGCACGGACATGATGATGACCGCAAACATGAAGGAAAGGTTTTACCTTTTTATTCAAGTCTTCAATCAAGAGTCGTTGCCCAACAGATATTGCGATGTCGTCTTTGTATGACAAGTCATAACCGAACGGCGCTTCGTGAGTAATCAAGATATCTACTTCCTCATCGGAAACAGAATCAAGATGCTCGGGGTCAATCATTTCTTGATCCCAATAGGAAATTCCTAATTCCCTATCTTCCCAGTCAACTGACCACGCACCACCGTAACCCATCATCTTCCAACCGTTAATCTCAAAACGACATCCACGAGGAATCCACTTGACCCATTCGTTTGGTGTTTCAATAGGTTTGTCACTTCCGTGCTTTGCTACTAAACGGTCAAGAAGGTCGTGGTTGTCGTGATTACCGTCAACCCACCAGACGTGAATGTTGTTTAACTTTGCGAGTTTTGCTACCAAGTTGAGATAATCAATACCCCAAGACATGTGCGGCCAATAACCGAAGTCACCGCAGACGATGATGTCAGTCACCTTGTTGTTAAATGCCGTACCCATGAGGTACGACCAATGTTTAATATTGCCGTGAGTATCTCCCACGAACATAAATTTGCTTTTCATAAAGACCTTTCATATAATGCCCTTGATATATTGTATCAAAATACTTGACACTTGTCAACAGGGGGTATCCCGTGTATTGTTCTCCGAATGGAACTAAGCACCGAAATACCCCAACCAATCATCGCCCTTATCATGGCTGCCGACAGAAAAGCCTTACTGGAGAAGGATGTGGCCGAAATGCTGCCCCCAATGGAAATCCGGGAAATGATCGTTTCTGAGCAGAAAGCCGGAAGCGGGACTCTCGATGTAGCTGCAGTCGCCGTGGATTGGCTCGATAATCAACGTGTTTTGATCGAGCGCATGGAAAAAGCCAAAGAAGGCCTAAATGAAGTGGAACCCTGGACCCGCGAACAAGCAATTCAGGGAAACATCCCCATCTGGGCTGGTGAGAAATGGGCTGAAGTTCTTCAATACCCGTGGTCACACCTTCTGGAAGATGCAATCGCTAAAGCGGAACTCTACATAGATAGTAAATGTCCGAAGTAAACCTCAAGAAGGCACCACAGCGTGATGTCTTAGGTATTGACCGAATAGGTACTTGGGGTGCTGTTCAGTACCACCACAGACTGGCTTGCGGTCATACTGAGGTGCGTAAGCGTGTCTCGCCGGCTTCTAAGCTTGCTTGTTCATGGTGTGTCATCGCAGTGGAGAAGAAGAAGCAGTTAGATAATTTACCCGTGAGGGCTAACTGGAGTCCTACTTACGAGGATGAACTACAGCATTACGATACTGACATCGATGTTGAGGTGGAGGCTGCAAGGATCCGTGCAGGGCTTGTGTCTTATCTTGATTGTCACCTTGAGTCGGTAGAGGTGATAGTTGGCTTGAATGAAAGCGGAGAGCTTTCCCTTCAAGGGTGTGTTGTTTTTCTTGATATGGATAACGTCAAGCGGTTGCTAAGCAAGGCGAACATAAGGAAAATTGACACTGATACACCCCTGTGATAATATCTTTATAAATCTAGACAAAGGAAATCTATGGAAACATTAAACCCACAAGAAATAACAATCAGCGAGATTGATTCTTTCTACAAAACAGAGTTCGCTAAATTAGTTGAAGAGTACGGATGTGCTAGTTCAGTACCTAACGAAGCACGCCATATCGTCAGCGAGAAGGCTCGTGCCCTTTATGCAATCCACGCCAACGTAGGGAAAGATATTGCAGAAGTGCTACGCCAGTATTCAGTTGACTACAGAGTATGGGGTTCACTAATTGGTGAGGAAGTATCAGAAGAAGAACTAACCGCCCGTAAGCAGAAGCGTTCAGACAAGTACGCAGTCGTTACTGCATATTGCGGCAACCATATTTTTGAGCAAGTGACCACACAGCAAGTTGCAGACATTGGTGGTTTCTCTTATCCAACAGCATTGAAGTTTATTGAGGACCGGCCTGATGTTTTCCGTAAAGTCAAAAGAGGATTATTTGAAATCCGTGATCCGAAAGCGGACAGAAGTAAAGTTAAGTAAACCCAACTACGAGTTGGTAAGAACGAACCCTCTGCGTATCATCTGTAGAAGATGAACACAGGGGGTTTTTTCATGTCTGATATTTTTGACAACGAGCGTGGTGCTTGTAAAGGTAGTCCTACTTCTTGGTGGTTTCCCGACCACACAACATCAGGTCGTAACAACGGGCGTAAAGCGGTACGCATATGTAACTCATGCCCAATAATTAGCGATTGCAGAACATACGCAATGCGCAATGAGACTCATGGAATATGGGGTGGCTTACGAGAAGGCGAAATGGAAATAGAACGTCGTCGTAGAGGGATTATGTTAACTCCTGAAGCACGGTCTAGTATTAGCAATGGGGCAAAAAGAAAGTCAGCAGCGTTGACACAAGCAAATTATTATGGATAACACAGCATCAGCAGAAGTTGCAAACTTTTTATCAAAACTAAACGGAGTCAAGAAGACTGGATCAAATTGGGCGGCACGATGCCCGTGTCGTAATGATGACAGCAACCCGTCACTATCAATTGGTGAGGGACAAGACGGAAGAGTGCTTGTCACTTGTCATCGAGGTAACGCATGTTCGGTTGATGAGATATGTAAAGTGATGAACATTGAGAAGACAGAGTTGTTTCCTCCCAAAAATAATAAATTAGAAAAGAAAAGAGTTGAAGTGACTGCTGAATCGGGTGGGAAATTAACTCTCGTAGCGACATACAATTATCGTGACAGAGATGGAACACTCCTCTTTCAGAAGCAACGCTTCGTTGATGAAGACGGCAAGAAAACATTCCGTCAACGCAGGCCAACATCATCTGGTGAATGGTCGTACAAACTAGGTGAAACACCAAGGGTGCTTTACAACCTTCCCGCTGTTGCCAATGCAGTAACACACAACGAGACAGTCTGGATTGTTGAAGGCGAAAAAGATGCAGACACACTCACAGAAATGGGTTATGTCGCAACAACAATGCCAAACGGCGCAGGAACATGGAACGAATTACACACCCAAGCAGTTGCTGGTGGATCATGCGTAATAGTTGCGGATAACGATAATCCCGGGATCGAGCATGCAGCTGAAGTGCGGGACTCTTTGGAATCCGCCGGCTGCAGCGTAACGTTGACCAGGCCGCCAGCTAAGTACAAAGACGTGTCGGACATGATCGCGGACAACGTTGAAATAACTGAACTTTTGGATTTTGATAGCCAGTCAAAGCTTGATTGGGGAAATGAACAAGAAGAAGCCCCTAAAGACAAGTCGTTGGATGAGTTAATCAGGGGTGTGGAGTCTGTTCTTCGTAAGGATGCGGTGTCTGTTGAGCAAAGACTTTCTCGTGCGTCGTTGTTAATTAACACTTTTTCTAACCCTGAAGCAAAGATTGAGATACCAAGACTTGTTGTTTGGGAAGACTTCCTTGATGAAGAAGACGATGATAGTTACGATTGGGTCATACCTGGTCTTCTTGAACGCCAAGAGCGTGTAATTGTTGTGGCTGCTGAAGGTGTTGGTAAGACAATGCTTGCACGACAGGTGGCGATTTGCGCTTCTGCTGGAATTCACCCGTTCACGATGTCACGAATGGATCCCATTACTACCTTAACTATTGACCTTGAAAACCCTGAACGCATTATCCGCAGAACTTCACGAAGCATCATGCACGCCGCAAAGAAACTCGGCCATGTGGACAAAGTAAATGCACGACTTTTGATGCGCCCTGCTGGACTTGACCTTTTAAAACAATCTGATAGAAGCATTGTGGAGAAGGCAATTGAGGAAACTAAGCCAGATTTGCTAGTTATGGGTCCTTTGTACAAGTCTTTTGTTGACCCAGGCGGGAGAACAAGCGAAGCAATTGCTATTGAAGTTGCTAAATATCTTGATTCTTTGCGTGATTATTATGGTTGCGCAATGTGGTTGGAACATCATGCGCCGCTGGGAACGTCAATTGGATCTCGGGACTTGCGGCCTTTCGGCTCAGCTGTCTGGTCACGTTGGCCTGAGTTTGGTATTTCTTTGACTCCTGATCCAACTGCAACTGATGCGTATGTTTACAATGTGGGTCATTTCCGTGGTGCTCGTGATATGCGTCAGTTCCCCACAAAGATGAAGCGTGGTAAAGTATTCCCATTTGAAGTTCTTGAATTTATGAAGGTTGACTAATGGCTGAATCTAATCAATCTCTTACCCGTGAGTTTCTTGCGGAAAGGGATATGCGCATTTTTAAGATGCGTCAAGCCGGCGTTCCTGTCAATGAAATAAGCAGGCGCTTCAACATGACCTCGCAGTCTGTTAATACGGCAGTCAGACGCCAGTTACAGCGTTTAAACTCTGAAGCCCTCCTCGCATACCCCGAAGTCCTCAGAATGGAACTGGAGCGTCTTGATGCCCTTCAGCAGGCAGTTTGGCCGCTGGCTCAGCATCGTCGTATCAAAACAGATGACGGTACTGAAGTGACAGTTGAGCCTGACCTCAAAGCAGTACAAACACTCTTATCAATTATGGACAGGCGTTCAAAGTTGCTAGGCATGGAGCAGACAAGCGTTAATGTACAATTGGACATCAACTCTCCCGACCAGCCAATCAGGGCTACATTGGAAGGTGCGATAAAGCCAAAGGCAGTCAATGCGTTCAACCCTGAGGAAGAAGTAAAGAAACTTTTGGAGATTATGGGCAATTCAGGTGTTTTACCATCTGAAACTATTGACCAATTGTTGGGTAACACAGGCAATCAAATTGCTAGTGTTGATAAAGAAATAATAGAAGCGGAAATAGTGGAATAAATATGAGTACTTACAGCGAAGACGGCGAAGAACTAGAAGTCGTGGACAACCTAGATATGGCTATGGAAGAGGTTGCTGAAACTTTAGAACTGACTCGTGCCACAAATACTGGGTCAAAGCCTGGCGAACCAGCATCAAAACAAGTTTTATTGCGTGCATCGGCCGAAGATCACCAACGTTGGAAAGATGCTGCTGCGATCAAGCACATCTCGATGGCTGAGTTTATTCGGGACTGCTGCAATGCGGCTGCTAATGAGCTGCTTGAATGCAGTCACCCGACGAACATGCGCCGTTATTACCCGTGGGCAACCGATTGTCTTCAATGTGGACAAAAATGGGTTACAGAAGGCAGTCGCAAACCGCGTGCAATGCGTGGAAAATAGTGAAGTACCGCTCCAAAAAGAAGGAAGCGGAATACGAACTTCGTAGACCTCTCGTAGCAAGACTGCTTTCCGAGCGAGAGTGGTGTGAAGCATGCAGGGTATTTGCAGTGCATGATGAACTAACTGTCTACAACAGTAGAAGGTCAGTGGATGTTCACGAAATAGTGAGGCGTTCACAAGGTGGGTCAATCCTTGATGAAGACAATCTCATGTGTGTTTGTAGGCAATGCCACCAGCGGATCGGTAACTACCCGCAACTTGCTTTTGACTTAGGTTTGGCTAAGCATAGGTGGGATGAGTAGTTACCACTTTTGAAGTGGACACTCTGCGTGTAGCAATCCTGTTTTTATGGGCATGAAGCATCCACACTCTAGACAGTTGCTTGTTATGGGGTGAAAGCGAGGGCATCTTTTACAGATGGACATGCGTATCCGTGCGATGTTGTCATCCACATACTCGTCTTCGTACTCATCCAAAGAGTCCATTGTGAACCTCTCTCAAGTGATTACCAATGAACTCGGCAACTGGTGAAGCAACACCATTGCCACACATCTTGTAACGGTTAGTGTCGCTGTTCAGTTTGCCATCGGCACGGTAAAGAGTGTGATCTCTCGGCCACCCCATAAGTGCTTCACATTCAATTGGGGTTAATCTTCTCACTGCGAGATTAGGTTCACCCGTGACGACTTCTTCAGTGAATACACCCGTGGACTGTTTCGTTCCTGCTCTCAATGCGTGATGAACATCTCCACCTAGTGAGTCGTTGTACTCGTCATATGCTTCAACTACGAGATGTTCGCCTCTTGATGAAGGCACTCCACCATCGCCACCTGAACGCAACGTTGGTGCAACATTTGATTCAACACGAAGAACAAGAGTCTCTGACCCGCCTCCAATGTCGCCACCCGATGCTTTAAGTGTTCCAATTCCCGCTTCATACTGAGCAAACGATGTTGCTGTGAAAGGTTCGTAGGCTATCCCGTGAGCACTAATTGTGTCCAATGTGTACATAGGTGAACCATCTTCACCGATTCCTGAACCTTGCGGTCCTGAAGTATCGGCACGACCAATGATTGTTCCTTGAATTGGGTAGATGACTGGTTTCCCGTAAGCTACGGCTTGCGCACCTGTTTGGTCAAGCGTGTATGAAGGGTCGCCTTCACTACCTACTCCAAGTCCATTCTGATGCTTTTCAATTTCACGACCATCTTGAATAGGGATGGCTATGAATGGAACATTGTTTCCACCCGTACCCATTCGTGCGGCAAGTGTGTTCATTGGTGATGTTGTGATGCGAATGTCGTCAACACGAGTTGCGTTGATAATGAGTGGTTCGTCATATGCAACAGCCATACCACCACCCTTTTCTCTTAGAGTCGGGGTTGAGTCTTCAGATGGTTGAGCGTCAAGTCCTTGTGTGTGTGAAAAGGCGATAACAACAGTTGCTCGTGATTCACCCGTGTTGTCAAAAGAGTTCAGTGTTGGTGACACTTCACCCTCTTTCCAGGTTTCATACCCTTCAGAAGTTTGCGCTCTGGTTGCTTTCACGAATGGTTCAATAACTAGATGACCATTGTTTGCGTCTTGGTTTACAACACTTCCGTGATGGTAAAGAGAAGCAGAGATGGTGTTCGCTATTTCTTTTCCGGATCCGAGTTTGCTATGTGTTCCAATGCTTTCTGTAAGCGTGGGGGGAGAGTCTTTTCTCTTCTTGTTGCGCGACGAAGTATTCCTTCTGCGGCCTTCACCGATAGGAAGAATTTCTTGTCCACCTCTTGAGAGGATTGCAGGACTGAAGCAAGCGATGAGGAACACTCTTCTACGCCGTTGGGGGACTCCGAAGAACTGCGCATCCACGCAATGCCACTCGATGTGATGACTCCCGATGTCAGCCATTTCTCTGATGACTGCCTCAAAGTCGTCACCGCCACTGCTACTGAAGGCTCCGGCGACGTTTTCCCAAATAGCCCAGGTTGGATATTGTCCATTAGTTGCTTCTCGCATTTCTTTAATTATTCGTGTTGCTTCATAAAACAAACTGGATCGTTTGCCGTCTTGAAGTCCTGCTCTTTTACCCGCTACTGATAAGTCCTGACATGGAGAACCAAAGGTAATGAGATCAACGGGTGGAAGGTCTGCACCGTTCACATCAGAAACATCCCACCATTTCGGAACATCGGGCCAATGATAGCCAAGAACTTGTTGACAGTTCTTATCCCATTCAACTTGGAAGCGACAATCCCATGATGCCTTTTCCATTCCGATATCAATACCGCCAACACCTGCGAATAAACTTCCGAATGTTAGTTCTTTCATTTAGTTCCCTTACTTGCGTGTTCTGTTATTGAATTCATAATCTCTAAACCTAGTTCATATGGCACACGAGATCTGTCTTTTGCGCCCTTTATTCCTTGTGTCCCTGTCCGTGAACCCCTTGGGGCTGCAACATGACAAGGGTCGCCGTTCTTACACGCTGTACGAGGTTGCCAACCCGTGGCATGACCCCATAGGTCTGTTGGTTTCATTCTGGTATCACCATAAGAACAGTATGTAACTGTGTTTCTTTCAAGTCCTTCAACAACAGGGAGTTTACGAAGCACTCCTCTTGGGTTTTCAATTAGATACCCGTGTGTCGGTTTCAAGTATTCAACAATGCTTCTAATGTGAGCAACGAGAACTTGGTTCTTACTAGCCATATCTGTCTTAGGAGTGAACACACCATTGTCTTTTGACCAGTGGTGACCGATTGAAGCAACACTAAAGGCGGTACATGGTGGTGATGCCCATATGAAGTCAGGAGTTCCATAGGTATTAAGTAACCATTCACCCGTGATGCTTAAAATGTCAGCACTGTGTGTCGGGGTAAAGTATGGGTCTAACTCAAAGCTTATGACTGTATGACCAGCATCAGCGAATGCTTGTGTTGACGAGCCTGTTCCAGAGAAGAAGTCAAAGATTAACATTGGTTCCTTTCTCTGTAAGTGTGACTACTTACGACGGAACCACTTTAGCATTCTCTTGCGAGTATTCACACTCTGGACATCGTTTGCTCTGATTA